TGTAGAATTAATATTACTTATAGATACTAATGCTGATGCACTAAAAGTATTTAAGTTATTTATAGAAGTTACTAATGATGCAGTAGATTGTGAAGCAGTGAATGTATTTAATGCAGATATAGATGTATTTACGCTAGCACTATTTACTTCTAAAGAACTTACTCTTTGGTTATTAGATGAAGTATATGAATTAAACGAAGAAGTTGTTACTAAACTACCTGTATTGATATTAGTCACTAAAGATGATGTTGCAAATGCAGATGTTTTTCCACTTGCATTACCTACATAGATGTATCCTTGTTGTAATGATGCAGTTAAACTTCCTGATAAGAATAAATCTCCTGCAGTATTAACTGAAACACCAATAGGATTACCAAAACCATCTTCTAATCCAATCAGATTAGCACTAGCTGTATTATCAGTAGCTAAATGAATTATCGATTGAAAACTTCTTGATACATAAAGGTTACTTAAATTACCCATATTTGTTTATTTTTATATGTTTATCTATTTTTAATTATTATCCCAAATCAAACAAACAACGATTTTTATCATTGTGAGTAGTAAGTGTAAATGTTGCTACCCATCCTGCTAATCCATTATTATATTCATCTGCAAAAGCAACACAATTAATATCACTATCTATATCAAATCCCTGCACTCCTCTTTGTGTGTATGATGTTAAATCATTAATGATTGATAATGTGTTAGCATGGATATCTACGGTATCATCTACACCATAGAATGGTACTATTAATGAGTTTCTATTACCTGATGATTCATTATCCTTATTCTTAATTTTATCAGCAACAATCAATTGAATTGTATAATTGGTAACATTTGTACTAAAGTTAGATTCAGTAATCAAAATATTACCCAATGGATATGCGGGATATTGTTCGGTATCTATCTTTGAAATATCACCTTGTGTTACAACAGCAATAGATGGGTGATTATTCATTATTGTCTTAAAATAGTTTAGGACATTATAATATAATGAATAATTCGTACCTGTATTATGAATAATTTGACTCATAGTTTATTATAGTTGTATACCCCCAAAATATTGATTACTCTGGTCTGGATATATCTGTGTTTGATTACCAACCGTTTCTAAATATTGTGGAATATTGTTTGAATAAGAAATCAAATAGTTTTGTAATCGAAGGGCGTAATAATCTGCATTTGTTTGTGCAATTTGTTTAAGGTAATCTATTTCCGATTTAGTTGGTGCTTCACCTTGCTCACTCTTTTGTTTTACAGCACCATTTGATTTAAACTGCACCGAACTGAAAGGAATATACTCCACACATGCATACCATATTAAAGAGTTTTTAATATAATCATCCAATAGTTCTTGGTAATAAATGCTCAAAGTACCAACGGTTCCTGCTACGATTTGTGCTTGTAAATAATCAAAAAGGACAGTACCCAATAAGTTCTTTAAGTACTTATCTTGTGATACTCTTACAAATGGTAATAAAGCATCTGCATCTATTGCACCCTGTAATGGTGTGTTCTTTATAATATCGTTTCTTGTAATGAAAAGTGCGTAAGCCATATCTTTATATTAGTTATATTCTTTTGAGAAAAATGCTGAATTAGTTCCTACTTGTCTAATAAAGTTTACATCACTCATTTCTTCAGCTTTATTTGGTAATGGTTCAAATGAGGTTTCATCTTCACTATCTTCAGTAGTAGCAGGATTTTCCATTGAATCATTTACATCATCTTCTACTTCAGATACAGATTGACCCGTTTCTTCAGCAGTTTGTGAAAGGATTACCAATGGAGTTAATTGTTCAAAATACAATTCCAGCTCATCACCATATCCACCTTCAGTTAATGCTGCATCTAATGAGTTTAGAATTAGATTTTGGAATGGAGATATTGTCATAGTTTGAAGAATACTAAATGCAGTTTTCATTTCCTCTGATTGAGAACTAAAACCATTAACTTCAGTTCTGATACCAAATAGTAATGGAGATGTTACTCTGTGTGCAACTAGGATTCTATCTTGTGTATATCTTGCTACATAATCATATTTCTCGTGTAGATTCTCAATAGAGATTACATCAATAGTTGGTTTAGTTGCAGGGTCATCATTAAATGATAACATAAATCTACCTGCATTATCCGTACCTGTGAATTTAGCTTGAACTAAATCTTCAATAGTTTGTCTTTCTTCAGGTGCAGGAACTCCATTATTAAAGTTAATCATTACTGCTGGTAAGAAACCATTTGTAATGTTATTATAATGTAGGTTACTTATCTCACCTTCAGATATACTAAATTGTAATGCTGCTACATAATCAGGTAGTGAATAGTAATATAGTCCTGGTGAATAGTTTTTAATGTAAAGAATTTCCATCTTTTCATTTGATGTTCCAAATGCAGGTATCTTCTTTTTATCTTTAACTTTTCTCTGGTCATTCCAATCTACACAATAGTAATAGTTTTCTATACGAGGATTATTATATATCTTTTCAGCTCTTAACAATTGGACTGGAGTATGATACATTTTGATTATCTTTGTATGTTCATCATTCCAATATACTTGGTATGCTGCATTACCATATAATTTCAAATCGAATGTTACTCTTTTAGTTTCTTCTTGTGGAATTATCTTTTGTAAAACGGAATCAAATGCTTCGTTTTTAGAATACAATCCTTTACCATATATCAAATCAGCAATACCTTCTATACATGCTGAATTAGTTGTAGATACGTTATAAGCAGAAGTAACTGCATCAAAGAAGTCATCGTGTCCGTAAACACCAAAAGGTACGAATGGATACCTTGTCTTTGTATCCTCCGTAATGATTGGAAGTTGATTATTATTTACATTAACGATAGAAAATTTCTGTCCTTGTTTCATATTAGTCCATTATTATGTAGTGATTTTCACTAACATTAGAGATGTATTGTGTATTTTTATTTTCGTAAACTGCTTTATCAATTGATTGTGATGCATACACTTGTATTGAACCATCCCATATTGGTTCAATTGAACCTGAATTAAGTAATGTTGCTCTATATTCTCCTCCAACTATTGCTCCACTAATATCCATAGAGAATGATACAAATGATTCGTATGGTTTATAAGTTAATCCACTAATTGATGCAGTAAAATTATATTGAGTAGTCATATCTTGCAGAGCCAGAGCAAATATTGCACTACCTGTTGGTTGTGTTCTGAAAGTATATTGATTAGATTGAGATATGTAATATGGTAACATTATCTTATAATTAGGTTATCTATATCTAGTAATAACAACGAATTAACTACAAATAGTTAAAACAAAAAAAACCCCTACATTTCTGTAAGGGTTTAATATTTTATGCTATACTGAATTAGGAGTTAGTTCCGTAAACTACTGTGTAGTTATTAGTCAAACCAGCTAATGCATTAGTTGTAGTTGAGCCTGTTAAGAATACTGCTGGCAATTGTTCCTGACCAGTGAACGTAACTGAATAACCATAAAGGTCACCCAATGCTGCTCCTGTTTGAATTGTACCTGCGGTAACATCTGCACCTTCTCTTTCACCAACTAATAGTGCATCTCCGTTTTGTGTCCAAACAATGATTTGAGGTCTACCATAAGCCATAAGCTTCAATTGAGTAGTCATTTCATTTGTTAACTTCTTCAAATTAAGAACTAATTCTTGAGAGAAGAAAGTTGTTCCGTTTTCACGAGATGAATTTACAGTTTCAGTATACGCACTTGTTCCCTTTAATTCATAGTAGTAAAGAGAAGAGCCGGATGGAACTGCTGTTAGTTCTCCGTTTCCGTTTTTAGTGAAAGAACCTGTTGTGTAGTTAATGAAGTAAACTCCTTGAAGTCCACCTACACTTTCCTTACATACTTCGTTTCTTCCAGCTGATAAATTACAAGCCATATCTTTATTATTTAAGTTTGTTTGATAATAGGGGTGAGAATATCCCACCCCTTTAGTTTTTTATTATACTGCTGCTCCGTAGTATACGATATCAGAACCGATACCGAATTGAGTACCTGCAGTGTATCTCATTACAATTCTGTAGTTTTGAGAACCATCGATGTTAGCCATGTCCAATACTCTTACTTCGTTGTAATCAGATAATAAACCTGTACCGAAGAATAAGTTAGATTTTTGAGCTGCAACTACTTTAGATGCACCCATACCTGGACAATGGAACATTTCAATTCCGTTGAAGTTCAATGGTTTCTCACCTATGTTCATTTGGTTGTTGAAACCATTTGCACCTGCTGAACCACCTGCTAATGCCTGCTGATAAGCCTTAACTACGTTAGTTGGAACATACAATGCCAAATCTTGCTTACCATATACAGTTGTAGGGATACTAGCAACGATATCGTTCAATTTAGATAATACGTTAGTTGCAGTGATTGAACCAGAGATTACAGTTGAAGTACCTTCTGCTTTAGCTGAAACTACTGCTCCTGCTCCACCAGCTGCAACAGATGCAGATAATGCAGTTTGGAATCCAGGGAATGAACCATTGGTGTTTGTACCTTGCCAAATAGCAATTTCAGTTGCTTCGGCGATTTGTCCACCAACATAAGAGATTAAGAAATCGTTGAAGTTCTTTGGAATTTCATCGAATGCAGAGAATCCCAAGGAAAGAGCTTCCCAAGAATCTACGAACTCTTGCTTACACAATTGTAAGTTAACTTGTAGTTCTTTTGGAGTCAATACTTGTTCAGAGATTGCTACTGAACCTGATGTTACGAAATCGCAAGAAGCATCTTGTACGATACCAGATACATCTAATTTTTGGATTACAGATTTGAACTTCACGTTTGGCATGATAGTTACATACTTCTTATCCAAAGTGTTTGCACTTAACAACGCCGCTGCGATGTATCCTGATGCTGCCTCACCTGCGTAGGTTGTGGTTACAGTAGGAAGTGCGAAATTTTGTTTTGCTTTCATTTTACTTTGTTTTTTAATGAATTAATATTTTATTTATAAAGTTTTGATAAGAAAGAAGATTGTGAATTAACTACCTTCTTACCATAGTTTTTACTGTTTGTTTGAGCTGTGAATTTGATACCATCTTCAACAGGTGCTCCATCTAATTTAGGAAGTTCCATCTCTTCGATATCATCTTCTTTTTTGATATCAGCTTCCTTATCTACTACCTCTTCTTTAACCTCTTCCATCTTCATCATTCTCTTCTCCATCTCTTCGATACGATAGGCTAATTTCTCCATCATCTTTTTCAATTCGATTTCAATTGATGGTGTTTCTTTATCTGTATCTTCTGGTAGTGCTTCAACTGTATCAGTTTCTTCTTCCATTTTTACAGTACCACTCGTTACTGAACCAGTTTCACCTTTAGCAATTTCTGATTCAGGAACATCACCTGATGCTTGTGGAATATCTTTAGTTTCTACATCTTCCAACTCAACATTTTCTCTTTCAACGATAACTCCCGCTTCAGTTTTAACTTTGATTAGAGTTTCATTACCTTCAGTATCTTTCAAAGATAATTCATGTTCTCCATCTGGTGCTTTTGATTTAGTTCCATCTTCTGAAACGATATCTAATGTTTCACCTACATCGAACGTAGGAGACTCTACGATTGTACCATCGGCCAATTTAGCGTAAGTTAAAGCCACTTCATCTTTTGATAAAAGAGCCATTATCTTACTTAATACAGTTTTTGAATTCATAATTGTTTAGTTTATATTGTTATTAACAATTGTTTATTTATTTATAGTTATTTTTTTCTTTATGTTCTGTAATCAAAGTATCTTACAGGTCTAAATGGTAGTCCAGGTCCAGGTGAAGTAGGTCCACAACATCTGAATCCAACACCAATATTACCTGCGTATGGTGATGGTTCATTTGTTCTGAAATCAACAAATTGAGCAGTATTAAAAGCAGTTGTATGAGATGTCCAATACAAAGTTGTTTGAGTATTTGAATTCGAATTAAATGGAACTGTTAATAATGAATTGTTTGGAAGTATAGATGTCAAATCATTTGTTGTAGGTAATACCCAATCAGTTTGTCCACTACCAGTATAATCATTACAAAATTTAGCAGGATATGCGTTTGCATCAAATGTTAATATAAGAGATGTATTAACTGAACCACTCAATACTGCAGCAGTTGTGCCAGTAATCGTACCATTATTTCCCCATGCATAACTTCCACTAATATCTTCGTTTGCCACAATAATCCCATATTGATTAGGATAATTACCAAACACTGCTCCTACCGAACCACCACCAAATTGTTGTCCTACTGCAACCAGTCTACCTACTGATTTGCCTGTTGCATTAAATCCAAATGGTTGTACTAACATATTATTCGTTTATCATAGTTTTAACAGATGCCAAATAAACTTTATTAGAAGCAAATGAACTGAAAGTTAATATATCATTTCCCGCTGCGTTAGTAGGTACATAGAATGATGCAGATGGTTGATACACATTTGTTGAGAATGAAGCAGTTGCAGCGGTTCCTGTTGTTGTTATTTCTAAAAGGGCTGATTGTCCTGCTGAAACATTTTGAACTAATATATGGGTATTTGATGATGTAGGTAATGTAACAGTAAAGAAGTTTCCTTTACTTAAATCTATTGAAGCAGTTGATGAAACAATACTTGCAGAGATTACATTAGAATATACAGAGCCAGTTAATATGAATGAACCTGAAATACTTTGATTACCAATTAATGTATTCGAACCCGTAGTTGCATAACTTCCAGTAAATAATGATAAGGTATTTATTCTACCATTCAATGCGTTATTACTAACTGCATCACTACTACTAATAGATGATGATAATGAAAGTATTGAACTATCTGTATATGCTTTTGATGAACTAAAATCAGTTGCAACTGATGCACTAAATGAATCAAAAGAAGATGTATTTAATTTGGTATTAATGTTTGATTGTAATACAGATGCAGTTAATGTTAATTCAGCATCAGTTGCGTATGTTGCATTCAATGATGCAGTGAATGTATTTAAAGCATCTAATGAATTTATTGTTGATGCTGTAAATGAATTAACATTACTTAACGATACATTTACACTTGCACTATTTGTATTTAATGAATCAATTGATATTTTAGCAGATGAAGTAAATTGATTAGTGGAAGCAGTATATGCATTGAATGATGCAGATGGTGTAAATGTTTGGTCTGCTAATATAGTAATAGAAGCAATTGGACCATCTACATTTTGTATAATACTAGCAGAAACATACCCATTAAAGAATAATCTTGTTGATGTTCCTATACTTGCACCATTAACTATAATTTGATTTATAGAAGAAGTAAATACTTCTAAATTAGCCGTTTCATTTTCTAATGCAGTTAATCTACCATTTGCTGATTGAGTATATGTATTAACACCACTATTGATTACCAATTGAGATGCAGTAAAAGAATTGAGTGCAGTAAAGGATGGTTGTTGTGATGAAGTGAATGCTTCCAACGCATCTATTTGT